CCTAATGTTCAAACATGGAGATCATTTGATTTCGATAATAATTTTGCAGACTGGAAGAATAAATTAAATGATTATTGTGGTGGTGATTATATTTTCCAACTAGATGCTGATGAAATGCTTAGTGAATCGTTGGTAAAAAACATTGATGAGGTGATTAAATTAAATGATGAGATCGATTTATTTTATTTTCCAAGAATTAATACTGTTAACGGGATAACAGAAGAACATATAAAGCAATGGAGATGGAAGGTAGATAATAAAAATAGAATCAACTTTCCCGACTATCAAGGTAGACTCTATAAAAAGGGATTAATGTGGGAAGGTAAAGTTCATGAAAGAATTGTTGGTGGTAAGTTTTATTCAATACTACCGGAAGATGATGATGATTTTTGCATCCTTCATTATAAAGACATTAAAAAACAAGAAAAACAAAACACATACTACAGTACTCTATGAAAATATTAGTAACAGGTGGTGCGGGGTTTGTTGGTAGCAATCTAATTGAAAAATTAATCAGGGAAGGTCATGATGTTCATTCATTGGATAACTACGATAGTGGTAGCCAGAATAATCATGTTGGTGGCTGTAATTACATATCGGGTGACATAGAGTCAATACATTTAATGGATAAAGACTTTGGTTTGGTATATCATTTGGCCGCATTATCTAGAATACAACCATCCTTTAAAAATCCATCGGAAACATACAGAGTCAACACGTCGGGTTGTATTGCTGTCGCTGAATGGGCAAAGAAAAATAATATTAAAGTTATTTATTCGGGTTCATCTTCAAGGTGGCACAACCCATATCAATCACCATATGCTTGCTTTAAACATATGGGTGAAGAAATTTTTAAATTATATAAAAAAACTTATGGGCTTAAAGCAGAAATATGCCGCTTTTATAATGTTTATGGGCCAAAGGAAATTCTTGATGGTGATTGGGCTGCAGTAATTGGTATATGGAGAAGACAGGTGATGGATGGTGAACCAATCACGATTGTTGGCGATGGAGAGCAGCGTAGAGATTTTACTCACGTAGATGACATTGTGGATGGATTATATAAAGTGGGTGTTTCCAATTTAAGTCATGAAGACGCTTGGGAATTTGGTACTGGGGTCAACTATTCAATAAACGAAGTATACAAAATGTTTCAGAATAGGTTCCCAAACATAAGTTGTGTTTATGTGCCAGATCAACCCGGAAATTATAGAGTAACTAAAAGAGAGAATGACGACTCGCTTAAAATACTTAATTGGTCCCCTAAGGATAAATTAAATCATTATATTTTAAGCTTATAATGTTGTTTTTCCAATAAAAAACAATTATATTATTAAAAAAAACGAACATGAAACGAGAAATACCCTTATTTAAGGTTTTTATGGCAGATACTGCCGCCGAAAAAGTTGCAAAAGTCCTTAATAGCGGATTTATTGGTCAGGGCCCGGTTGTAGATGAATTTGAATCTGTTTTAAGAAATTATTTTCAACATGATTATATTTCAACAATGAATGCAGCAACTTCTGCTGAACATTTAGCATTACACTTAATTAAAAAACCATTCACGTTCACCAAGGCTGATGGCTATGGTATTAGAGAAAATATATGGAATGGTATGGAAGATGGTGATGAGGTATTGACAACGCCACTAACATGTACAGCAACTAATTGGCCTATTTTAGCTAATAATTTCAAAATTAAATGGGTAGATATCGATCCAAATACATTGAATATGGATTTAGATGATTTAGAAAGAAAGATAACCCGTAAAACAAAAGCTATCATGGTAGTTCATTGGGGTGGTTATCCTGTTGATCTTGAAAGGTTAAGATTAATTCAAGAAAAATCAATGAGATTATATGGGTTTAAGCCAGCAGTTATTGAGGATTGTGCTCACGCAATGGGAAGTAAGTATAAGGGTAAGTTAATTGGGACACACGGTAACATTTGTACATTCTCATTGCAAGCGATTAAACACATTACGTCTGTTGATGGTGGTTTATTATTTGTGCCGCATCAAGAGTTGAATAGAAGAGCTCGTTTATTAAGGTGGTATGGTATTGATAGGGATTCACCAAGAAAAGATTTCCGTTGTGAAGCCGATATCGAAGAGTGGGGTTTTAAATTTCATATGAATGATGTTAATGCTGCAATCGGTATGGAGAATTTTAAACACGTTGATGAAATTATTGCTAAGCACAGGGATAATGCTAAGTTTTATGATAAAGAATTAAAAAATGTTGCAGGTATAACTTTGTTAGAAAGAAATCCTGATATGGACAGTTCTTTCTGGATATATTCTATGAAAGTTGAAAGAAAAAATGATTTCATGAAACATATGAAAGATTGTGGTATCGCAGTTTCACAAGTACATGAAAGAAACGATATTCATACTTGTGTAAAAGAGCATCGTTCTCTGTTACCAAATTTAGATAGAACGATTGGTAAGGTAATTTCAATCCCAATCGGATGGTGGGTTAATAATGATGATAGACAATATATTGTAGACTGCATTAAACAAGGATGGTAATTGAAAAAATATATGATGAAAAAATTAAAAACTCTCCAATTACAGAGTTTGCATTGGGATATGATGAAGTTAAACATCATGACTGGTATAATAATTTAGATTACTTAGTTAAACTGTCTAATGATTTTTTTTCAAACAATAGTCTGATTATGGACTATTCATGTGGGACAGGTATTTTTTGTGAAAGATTAAAACAAAGTGGCTTGAATCCATCTCTTTTAATGGTAGATGCATCTTTAAAATATCTAAGGTTGGCTTATGAAAAATTTAAAGAAGAACAATCATATTCGTTCAGACTATTGGATTTGAAAAAGAAAATAAATGATTCTATTGTTGATGATTTGAATCAAAAACTAGATGGAATTATTTGTGCAAATGCAATTCATTTATACCCAACAATAGATGAGACGATCATTGGTTGGAACAATCTTTTAAAAAAAGGTGGTAAGTTGTTAATCAATTCTGGTAATATTGATAATCCTAGAATGAAAACACCAACATCTGTTTTAATAGATCAAACCGTAAATGATATTTTTAAACTATCTTTTGATATTGTTAAGAATAATAAATCCTACCATCAATATTTGAGTAAACTTTCTGATGTCGCGTACTTAGAAAAATATGCTAAGCTTAAAGACAAATATTTTTTACCAATACGGAATATTGATTACTACATAGATAGCCTATATAGAAATGGGTTTGTTGTAAATGAAATAAAAACAATAGATGTTAAGTCTAATATTAAGGAATGGTTTGATTTTTTAAAAGTTTACGATGAAGGTATTCTTGGTTGGATAGGCGGTGTTCATAAAGTAAGTGGTGATCTTTCGAATCTAACAGATATTCAAAATAGGTTAGATATTATGGAAGAGGCAATCAATATAATTTTTAATAATAACAACAGCTTTACAGCAAGCTGGAATTATATAATATGTGAAAAAATATGATAGGTTGGAATGAAGAAATAAAAAAAGAGTTGGGTTACTGTGGGAATAATGTTGTGATTGGTCATAATGTAATTTTTACAAATCCAAAAAAAGTTATTTTAGGGGACAATGTGAGAATAGATCCATTTTGTTTAATTACAACAGAATTAGAAGTTGGTAGTTATGCTCAGATTTGTTCACATGCAGTTTTAGGTGGTGGTGCCCAACACAAGATAACTTTAGGTAAATGGAATTTTATTGGTTATGGTTCTAAATTATTTTGTGCGTCTGAAGATTATAGTGGAGAATTTGGCCCTGTAAATGAATATTGGGGTAATAATAAAATATTCAGGGGTGATATAACATTTAAAGATTACTCTGGTATCGCGTCAGATGTGATGGTTTTACCAGGTGTTACATTTCCGGAAGGTTGTACCGTTGGCGCCAAAAGTTTTGTATATTCTAAAAATGAATTAAAAGAGTGGTCTGTTTATTTGGGTAGTCCATTACAATTTCATAAGCCGAGAAACAAAGAAAATGTTATAAAATTATCTGAAGATCCAAATTTTATAAAACAAAGATGAGGTACCATTTAAAATATTTATGAATATGAGAAATTTTAAAGAAAATCATGAAGAAATGAATTGGCCATGGGTCGAATCACCATTTTTTAATGAGTTGATAAAGCATCAGAATTTAACTGATGAAGAAAAAGAACTTGCCATAAAATTTAATAATGATGGTTATGTTGTTTTAGATTTAGGGTTGTCTGATGAACAAATTAATAATTTCAGAAAAGAAATTGATTTTTTAAATTCAAAAGATGATACCAAAACACAAGAGGGTGGGTATCATTATTCAAAAGGTAAGAGAATATTTGAGGGGTGGAGAGAAAGTGAGATGTTACAATCTTTGTCATTAAATCCACACGTTATTAATACACTTAAAATGTTGTATAAGAGAGAGCCATATCCATTTCAAACAATAACATTTAATTATGGTTCTAATCAACCTTTACATAGTGACCTTATACATTTTGATTCTCTACCACATAGATGGTTAACAGCTGTATGGGTGGCTTTAGAAGATATGACAGATCAAAATGGTTCATTATTATATGTTCCGAAATCCCATAAGTTGCCAATCTTTGATTTTTATGATATGAAAGTTAAAGTACCAGAGTATGGTAAACAATTTGATAGTTATGCTGAATATGAAGAGTTTGTTAGACAACTTGTCGAAGTGAATGAGTTAGAGGTGAAGCCATTAGTTTGCAAAAAAGGTCAAGCATTTGTTTGGTCTGCCAATTTAATTCATGGCGGAGATGTTATTAGAGACCCAAATAGCACTAGATATTCACAAGTGACACACTACTACTATGATGATTGTGATGTGTATTATTCACCAATGTTCTCTGAAGCGTGGAAGGGGGAATTTAAAGAGAAGGATTTAACAACAAAAAACATTAGAGAATACAAACATAAATAATAATGTCATTAAAGATTATTGGTATAGGATCGTATGTTCCAGAGCACATTTTAACTAATCACGAAATATCTAAATCAGTATCAACATCAGATGAATGGGTTAAAAATACTCTAGGCATTACTGAGAGAAGGATATCTAAAGACAACGAGTTCAGTTCAGATTTAGCAGTTAACTCTTCTTTATCCGCAATAAAAGACGCTGGGTTATCTGTGGAAGATATTGATTTCATAATAATGGCAACATCTTCACCAGATAGAATCTCTCCATCAACAGCATGTTTATTACAAGAAAAAATAGGCGCTTTTAATGCAGCGTGTGTTGATGTTAATGCGGTTTGTCCTGGGTTTCTTTATGGTTTACAAATTGCGAAAGGTTTGTTATCTTTAAATCAATATAAGAATATTTTATTAGTTGCTTCTGAAACTTACTCTAAGATAACTGATTGGGATAGAAGAGATTGTGTGTTTTTTGGAGATGGGTCCGGCGCCGTTGTACTCCAAAAAGACGAATCAAATTATTGCGAAATAGACTTATATGCTGATGGTAGGGGTAAAGAAGCGTTTACCGTTCATCACGGTCAAAAATTTTCTATGATTGGTAAAGAAATATATAATGGGGGGATAACAAAGTTGCCAGATTCAATACTTAAATTATTGAAAAGAACTGGTATTGATAAAAACCGAATCGATCACGTTGTTCCACACCAACCAAGTATCAAGATTTTGGAAAAGACTGCAGAAATTTTGGGCATTGACTTTAATAAATTTGCGCTTTCCATGGAACGATATGCAAACACAGCGGGCGCCTCAATACCAGTAACATTAGATTTGTTATATAAAAGTGGTAAATTAAAAAATAATCAATTAGTTTTGTTAACAACAATTGGCTCTGGTTGGGTTTGGGGAAGTGGTTTAATTAAATGGTCAAAATAATGAAAAGAATATTATTATTTGGTGGTACTGGTGGTTTAGGATCGCAACTAGTTAATTTGCTCTCAACAGAATATGAGTGTGTTTCTATTGGATCTAAAATTTGTGATGTAACTAATGATAATTCTGTTAAAGAATTTATTAATAAAACAGATTTTGATATTATCATTTATTTGTCAGTAAAGAACATCGACGGTTTAATTCATAAACAAACATTGGACAACGTAACAAAACAATTAGATGTTAATTTAAATGGTTTTATAAACGTTATAAGACATTCAACAGAGAAGATGCGGGCAAATAAATTTGGTAGGATTATCTATATCTCGTCTGTGCTTTCAAAAAATCCTATTAGGGGTACTGGTATATATTCAGCATCAAAAGCATTTTGTGATAATTTAATAAAAACATATTCTCTAGAGAATTCTAAATATGGTATAACAGCCAACTCAATTCAATTGGGTTATTTTGATGGTGGATTAACCGAAAGGGTTCCTGAAGATGTTTTATCAAATGTCTTAAAAAGCATTCCATTAAAAAGGTTAGGTTATGTATCAGAGATGTCTAACTTAATAAAAACAATAATAGAAACTGAATATATAAACGGTACAAATATTTCAATCACAGGCGGTTATGAAAATGAATAAATTTTTAATTATTTTGGCTTACTATGAAAGACCAAAAATAGTATTGAATTCTTTAAATTCGATATTAGATATAACATATCCAGAATTTGAAGTTCACTTCATTGATGATGGATCGGTTAATCGTGGCGAACCAATTGTCAGAGAAGTGTGTTCATCTATAATAGATAAATTTAAATTTGATTACATAGATAATACAATCGAACAAAAAAAAGAACAAGGTGGCAGTATACATGGTAGATATTTAAACAAAGCAATAAACGAAAGTAATGCTGATCATGTGATAATACTATGTGATGACGATGCAATATTTCCACACTTCTTAACAAAACTTAATATATTTTTAAATAAAGAAGAGAATATAAATAAAAACTATTTTTATCATAATATGGTTTTATATGATTCTCTAAGAGAAGATTATCAATCCGGTGTTAATAGGATGGATTTTAGTTATTTTACTAATGTTCATAAAACCCCAATTAATTGTGCTGGTAGAGTAGATTCATCTCAAGTTACATACTCAAGAAAAGCATTTGTTGATCATGGATTGTTTTATCCAGCACCACAAACATCTGGACTTGATATGGCGATATATAATAAAATGTTTTCCGTTTGGGGACCATGTGAATACAGTGGTTTAGTTTCACAAGTGAAATCAAACAATAGTGATAATCTTGTTTGGAAAGATAATACAGACAGGATGTTTATAACAAATGATATGAAACGATGAATATAACTTTTGTTCTAGCGGTATACAATAAATTGGATTTAACACAAAGTTGTTATCAGAGAGTTCGTGAGATATATCCAGATGCTCCATTGGTAATTAGTAGCGGCGGATCTTCTGATGGTACAAAAGAATGGTTAGAGTCACTGAGTGATGAATATCTATCTTATATTCATGATGATGACAAATTAACATTTTCTGAAAACTATAATACTGGTATTAAACTGGTTGACACAGATAACTTAGTATTGATTCATAATGACATGGTTATTGGTGAAAGATTTTTAGAAAATTTGTCAACGCTACTTGATCAGAATCCAAATACACTATTATCATACACAACGATTGAGCCACCGATATTCAAGGGACATAGAAGACCTGGTAAAATATTGATTGATCTGGGATCTGGGTTTGATAATTTTAATAAATATCAATTTGACTCTATCGTCAATCAAATGAAAGATAATTGTTCATTATACGATGGTGCAACATTCTTTATGTCCGGATCTAAAAAAATGTTTGATGATGTTGGTGGGTTTGATGGGTTTAGTTTTGTTCCAGCATTTTGCGAAGACGATGATTTTTTGATTAGAGCTAAGTTAAAAGGTTATCAATTAAAAACAACTGAGTGTGCAGTGGTTTATCATTTTGTGTCTCAAACATCTAGATTTGGTGATGACTTTAAAAAAGATAGAATGACAATTGAAATTTCTTCCAATAGAAATTTTGTTAGAAAGTGGGGAATACCGATCATGGCATTTAATGAATTACGTTATTGGGAAGATGAGGTATTCAAATATAAAACATTTTCAATGGGGTTAACAACAAATAACAGAAGTCGCATTTATGAAGTTGAACCATACTTTGATAAAATTAATATTGGTGAGATTCCAGAAGACTACATTCTAAATGAGCAACCAAGAACAAGATATGATTTAAGATCTAAGTTTTTATTGACAGATGTTGTGGATGTTATGATTTATGAAAAACAACCATTCAATGATGAAGACATTTATCTTTTAAATAAATTAAGGCTGTCAATACCTTATTATGAACCTGGCGAATATGAAACAGGTAATATGGTTATAGAAATAAGAAAGGGGCTTTAAGCCCCTTTTTTTATTGTTCTTTTGATTCTTTTTTGATTAACCTAAACAAAATTTTGTAATCATCATTTGATTTACCAGCTTCTTTCAGATCACTTTTTGATATCTCAGGGTATTCAATTTCCTTTTCATTGTTTAAAAGTTTAGAATATTCCTCATCAAATTTTAAGTAGCTCTCATTAAATGTTCTGCTAGTTACATTTCCTTCATCATCTACCACCTCATTAAACATTTTAACTATGATACCACCTTTACCATCATCTTCACCATATTTCTTAATTAACTCATCTCTGAGACCATCAATAGTTTTTCTTTCTTTTGAAAGAGTTTCAGACAATTCAGTTAGTTCATATTTTAATAAAATAGAAAGATTTTGTTTGATAAAACCTTGGTAAACAACCTTACCTGTTTCTTGGTTAGTAAACCCGTTTATTTCACTTTCGAGCTGTAAAACTTCTCCCAATTTTAATGTTATTTTTTCCATATTTTTAAATTTCTTATTACTAATAATAAGTACTTTATTTTAAAAAATCAAGCTTATAAAACTGTTAAAATAGCATAAGTTAGCATAAATGATATCCATATAATCAGGGCCTTTAGGTATGTTAAAAATCCGGTATGGAAATACTTTTGACCTATTGGTAAACACTTATGTGACGGTGATATTAGATATGCAGAATACTCTAATGTAAAGAATAAAACAAAGTACTGCATACCAAACACACTTGTTAATAAACTAACGATTCCAGCATATTTTGCTGATGATCCAAGCAGGAATGACGCTACAAACCCTAATACAGAAACGATCAGGATATTGGATGGTGTACTGTATTCTTTAATTAATGTTTCTATTTGTGAATAGTATGAACCAACCAAGTTACCGAGAATGATAACTAACGCAACGATCCAGATCAATTCCCAGTTAACATAACTCATCAACTTACCCCAACTCTTAGAATGATACACTAACCATAATGTGAACCCAGTAAAGAATCCAAAATAATAATCAGTAAAGAATACACACATCATAATGGTAGCCAAGAATGGTATAACCACAAGATATATGTTATTCCAGTTAATTGGATTGTCTTTAACTTCAATATCAATCTCATCATCATCTAATGATAGAATATAATAACTGATGTATAATCCTGAGATTAATAACAACGGCCAGATATATGACATAAACTGCACATAAGTTAAACCTAGTCCAGTAATCTAAAGATGTCCATAAGGTATCCTCTTTCTTTGAGGATACCTGTTACGAACATAATGAATATTAAATAGACAAGGAACTCTTGTCCTTTGATTAAAATCTCCATGAGAATATAATTGTGGTTCTTGATTTTTTTGCGTCTTGATTAAGCCCTGGCATATGTTCAACGTTTAAATAACCTTTGTTACTAAAGCGATATTGTAACAATGGACCAAGATACCATTCTTGTGAACCACCATCAAAATCATTATATCTAAACATGTGTGAAACACCTAGTGTTAAATCGTTATTAATGATGTTTGCATAAGATGCTGTATATGCATACTCATCTTCACGAAGTTCTTTTTTATCTGCTAGATTACCTTCGTAGATCGCATTGAAACCCCATATACCACTCTTACCAATTCTGTCACCAAGTAATAATTTTGGCTCAATGCCCCAGCGACCATCTAACATTTTGGTTTCCCAATACAATGTAGGATTACCCCACAATTTACCCCAGTCAGCTAACGCATAACGGAACTCCCAAGAGAATCCTCTCCATCTAAATGTTTTATCACCATCCTTACCATCATAAACTGTGTGTGAATAAAGATCTAATTGTAATCGTTTACCTAAACCAAATGTAAACTCATCTCTCATTCTGATTTGAGCTGGGCCATTTCTTCTTTGTCTAATATCAAACCACTTCTCATACATCGCTGTACCTGGAGGGTTCATTACATAAACTCTTGTGGATGCGAACATTCTCATCGTTGTCCAAAGTGGTTGACCATAAGGACCAACTTTGGTCATCAATGGTACTTTCTTTGCTGTAACAACGATCTCTTGTAATTGATTAGGGACACTGTCCGTTTGAACTTTTAAGGATTGTTCTGAACCTTTCTGAATTGCGCTACTACTATACTGTCCAAATGACATAGTGGTAGTCAACAATAACACTAACATTAGCGATAGTGTTTGACTTGTTTTTCTCATTTGTTTTTTGCTTAAGAAAAGTTTATTATTACTTTAATATAAACAAAAAAGATGAAAAAGACAACTTATTTGCCCACTAAAAATATCCCCAATCCATTCCAAAAATCTTCCGGATCTTCACCAGAAGTGAACAGTTGTCTAGAATGTAAAATGAATAAATTATTTTCCTCAATAAACTTTTCAAACGCACCACTATCCCAGTTCCAATCATCCATTATTATGATTGTTTCTTTTGATATGATTGGTAGAATGTTTTTTAAAGCAATGTATTGATCATGAAATTTAGTTTCACCATCATAAAAAATAATATCAGGATTTGGTAGTGTTTTAAAATCAAACAATTGATAGTCAGTTTTATAAACAGATATTTTATCAACGTCTCCAAATTTTTTTACGTTAGATAAGAATTCTTCTTGTGGTAACACATCGATATTATGTTTATAATAGTTCCCCATTTTTTGGCTAACCCCGCGTGGTGTTAGATTAGGTGACATAAAATTATCAATCGCTATTGAATAGATATCATTACCATAGATCGCAGAACAAAATGTTGCACCACGAAAAACACCTATCTCTAGATAGGTTGCGCCATCGATGTCGCAAATGTTATTTAGAAAAGATCTAACTTTATTACTAGTGATTCCATGAATATCTAAAATATCTTGTGTTAATTTAGACACTTCTAGTTTACCCCATTCAATTGAATCGTCAATATGTTTAATTAAGTCCATATGTTTTTTTCTTATGATCGGCAACAATATCACAGTAATTACAGTCCCAGCATTGAAACTTACATTTCTTTATTTTATTTCTCCAACCTTTTAATTCTTCATGAGGAATACCATCCAAATACAATTCAGATGATTTGGCTAACACTTCATTACTAGCAACATATGAGTCAACAATTTCCATAGTTTCATCTAATCGATTAAAACTATCTCTGCCATGCATCTTGAATACATCGATGTATTGTAGAAACTCATCAAACTCTTCTTTAAATGGTGGTATGGTTGCAGCTTTAAAAAAGAACGCATTAATTTCTTTTTCCCATTTATATTCACATGTAACTTTGGATATCTCATGATGAAAATATGGTAACTCATTATTTGTTCTTAGATTATTGTATGAATAATGTTCATCCATAACTGGGCATCTACCTAAGCAACCTTCATTAACAAGTAAAGATAGTTTCACATACCTACCCTTCTCTTCATAGTATTTTAATTGTGCACGCTTAATATTTTTAAGTTCTTCAACATCACGCATTAAAATTCTATCGAGATTTATGTAATCAAATCCTTGATCGGCGTTGTACCAAAAGTCTTGTCCAGTGGCAACCTTTCTTAGAATTGTGTTTTTAATTTCCATCTCAGGAAAATGTTTCTTTAATCCCATCGCAACCCAATGACCATGTGGTATCGTCATGCATCTCAAACCTTTCTCATATAAAGGTTTTAAATTGTCAACAAATAACTTATAGTTATCAAACTTAGGAGAAACATTTACGTTATTAAATGTTGCACTTACAGTTATACCTAAAGCCTTTTGAACAATCATTGCATTATCGAATACCGCATCTCTGAACTCATCAGAGAATGTTGACCCCATCGCATCTTGTGTAAAAGGCGGTATTCTACATGTGAAGTACACATCATATATCCATTCTTTATTTCTTTCTAAGAATGGATAAAATTTATTTATAAATGCTTCTTCGGAAAGCATTGGATTAAATGGTATTGAAAATATTTTTTTCATCATTTGCTACCTTCTAAGCAACCACCACATATTCCATTACACTCTGTCTTATAGAAAACACAATCTAGGCAACCTTGTGGTATTGTATAATTTTTATGATTTATACTGTACAATTCATCGAATTTGTCCCTTAGGTCTAATATACCATTTTTCCCTGAGATTTCCAAAACATTATCAATCTTTACTTTGTCTTGTAGTGGGTAGCAATGAATTGAACTTCCGTCAGGGAAAATGTCTAGTGGCATAAAACCACATATAGTTTCATATTCTGGTATTTTAAATGTGGCAAAGTTTAAAGAATTCTCTAGCACAGCTTTCTTTGTTTTACCCTCCCATAAACATGGTGGGACCTGGCAATCTGAGGTGATCCTAATACCATTATATAAGCCGAATTTAAGGATCTTACTAATTTCGGAACCCATTTCCTTATTATTAATTAGATACGTACCAGTAAGATCTAAACCAACTCTAATCGCATTTACGTTACCATCTAATTCATGATACAACCATTTGACATATTCATAAAAATTTTTGTCTTTCCAATCCTTTGACATGGTTATTGCCAAATAAAGTCTTGGGTTGGTATCAAACCCCCATGTGTTGGCGTAAGCCTTATAAATTTCCAGGTAGTTCTTTTTGAAAATAACCATCCTATTCTTTTCATTCAATTCCGCAGCATTGGGGAAACACCATCTAATGTTTTTTATATTATTGATAATATATTCCCTAGTTGTTTTACCAAATAAAAAATTACTGACAAGATTTACCTTTATGTTTTTACTAAAGATATAATCTAAAATGTCGGTAAAGTTTGGATGTTGTGTGGGTTCACCACCAAGTATTGTTATTTCTTCTTGGGGTTTATATAAACCGTAATGGTTGATAATCTTATCAACCATTTCTATTGTCATGTTACCTAATGTGTGTTTTAATCTTGCGTCTTCTTTTGTAAAACAGAATGAACATCCTTTGGCACACGTTCCGTTAATTGCTAGATTCATTAAAAATCCATTTTCAATGTGAGTGGTGTTGTTTCTACGTTTTCGTCTTCTTTTTGTTGCTTACTCATTGCCACACCAAATTTCTCGTGTTTTAGTCTGTGGCAATCAGCAATTGTTTGGCAAGCTTTAATTCTTTCTTCTAACAATTGTTGTTCTAATAATAAGTTTGCTAGTTTTGTATTGTATATTGTTACATTATTAATAATTTTCTGAACAAATGTTGCCTTATCAATATTTCTTCCTGCAGACAAAATATCGATAATTGGAGTTTGGTAATCATTATCTGCCATCCAACCAAATGCTTCTCTCTTTTGTTCTTCCCAAGTATCTTTTTCTAAGATAGATGCGTCAACCATTAACTCTTTATATCTTTCAGAAAATCTGTCAGCAACAACTTTTTTCATAACGGCTTTGTTAAACGCAACTCCGGCCGCTTTATCTTCATCAGTTAAAAAGTGTTTTACTTTTTGTTCGTCAGTTTCTCCAGATTCAGCTAGCTGAGGAATCTCATCCATAATGTGTGAGTTTGTTCTCACACTAATATAATCTTTATAGATGTCAGCAAAAACAAATCCCTTGGCAACTTCTGCAGGAATGACGCTCGCTCCTAAACGATTGAGTTCCACCCTCATGTCATTATATTCATCCGCAATTCTACCATAGTTGTAGTTTAAATACATACCTATGATTTGAACGTACCCAGGGACATTACCTTGTAATTTAAAAATAATATGTGTCATTATAATAATTTTTCAGTTTCTATTTTATTTGATTCATCTAATTTTAATTGATTCTTTAATGATTCTTCAATTGTAAAATGATTTGTTGTTGCTTGTGTCATCAATTGATTAATATTTCTATCAATCGATATTGTATATGCTGATGCTAAAGATAGAACTTGTTTTTGTTGTTCTGGTTCCATCATTAAAATTGAATCTAGATTACCCGTTCCGATTCTACCATAAGAAATCATATCAAGCATTGCTTGTTTAGCCATACGTACAGTCCAATATTCATGTTCATACTTCTCTTCCAATTCAGGATTCCCAAATACATCAATCAATTTTGTTCCATCTGGTAAAATAGCATCTTCTGATTCTAAAAATTCTTTAATCAAATCGATGAAACCTTGTCTTTCTCTGTACGCGTCTTTAAGATTTCTTTTAAACTTTCTTAAGTCGATGTGTTTATCGGCAACAGTTAAGTTGATCATCTCTTTTCTTTTAGGATCAGTAATAAATTCCTTACTTTCTTCATCCATCTGAATTTCAAGTTCTGCCTTTCTTACTGTATATTCAAGATGCTGTACCGCATCTTCTCTACCTCTTAACTCTAGCAACCACTGTTTTAATTTTGCGTATGGAGTTATCTGAGCCCCACCAACAAAATTATATGCTTTGTACTTTGGTAGAGCAAATGACATGTTTTCTGAAATTTCCATCAATTTGTTATCGAATGGATTATTTAAATTCTCTGATCTTTCATATTTGTAACCTTCCATAAATAAAATTCTTTTTGTTCTAATATAAGTAAAATATTTTAAATTATCAACTATTGTCTCCAACCACAATGTCCTGAAGATGTACCAGCATTTACCGCCGGATTTAAACCGGTTACACTACTAGAACCACTATCAGTTGCATAATAAAATTTCCAGCTTACATTATTTTGACCACTACCATCATAACAACCTAACATGTATTGCCAATCTTGACCCATTGTAAAATTCTCTTCACCACAGTTTACGTGTGGTTTTGCTACGTTACCAATGTTTGTGTCGTTTGAATTACTCCATCTTCTTAAGTTGTAACCGCCGTTATATGATCCCTCGTTCCCACAATAACCTTTCCCATATTTTGAAGGGATACCTTTTTGTTGAGCGTGTGCACTCCAATGTGTGGAAGAACTTGGTGTTTCATTTGAAAAATTAAACTTAATCCCGGCGCTACTTGTCCAAGCATAACCAAAACTTTCATCATAAAACGCACCACCACCGTCGTTTCCGCTTATAGATGTTACAGCAAATCCACTAACATAACTTTCATTAGATAGATTAAATTTTTCTATAGTTGTTGAACCACCAGAAATTAGATAAGCTAACTCAGTTTCTTTTTGCATAGTTGCAACATCACTTCTAGCAATACCTGTATTAAATTTTGTTTGATGTGTATATTTTGTGTCTGTAAGCATATTAATAGCGGATGTTCTGGTACCATGAATATTATCTGGCCCCTTCCACGCATTATCATCATTAACAGACCATACAAAGAAAATAGACTTACTACAAGCACCAGATGTATACGATGCTGGAAAATCCAATAATTCTCCAATATGTGTTGTTTGATCGGTTAAGTTGGTAACTTTGTGAACGTTTTTCCATGGAGACGAATCTTTATAGCCTCCAGCTAAATAAGAATAATTTATAATCTGTCTGTATCTAAATGCTGTGGGTTGTGGTTCTTGCGCTGCAATCCTTTCCCAACCGTCATCAATATTTGATATTCCTGTATACAACATCAAATAGCTACTTCCACTGGTGGAAGTTTCTAGGTACAATGATCCCGATCTAGGATTACTAGGTCTGTTAGCTCTAGTACCTCTAGGAGGTCTATTAACTACTCTATCGGATCTTAAACTACCACTAACTTCTAAATTCTCGTATATCATTTTATATAATTATTTTATGATCTCCAACCACAATGTCCTGAAGATGTACCGGCATTAACCCCTGGAGCTAATCCACTTACACTTGTTGTTCCAGTGTCTGTTGCGTAAAAGAATTTCCAACTTGTATTATTCTGTGCTCCGTCATAGTTACCTAACATATACTGGTGGTCCTGACCCATTGTAAAGTTTTCCTCGCCACAGTTAGGGTGTGGTTTAGCGACGTTACCAATGTTTGTATCATTTGCATTACTCCATCTTCTTAAATTATACCCACCAGAATAACTACCTTCATTCCCAGCATAACCTTTACCTACCTTAGAACTAATTCCTTTTTGTTGCGAGTGAGCACCCCACATGCCTGTAGATGTAAATGTTTCAGAAGCAAAACTAAATTTAATTCCTGCTGCTGATGTCCAACCATAACCAAAGTTTTCATCTGAAAATGCTGAACCACCATCGCCACCATCAATAGTTGTTAAATTGAATCCGGTCATTATTGTTTCATTACTTAAATCAAATTTTTCTACTGTTGAGCTACCACCTGTAAACATATAAGCAAATTCTGTTTCTTTATGCATTGTGCCTAAGTCACTTCGGTTTGAACTAATATTAAATTTAGTCTGGTGTGCATACTTAGTATCATTTGCCATATTAATTGCTGAAGTTCTTGTGCTATGTACATCTGATGGGCCTTTAAATGTATTATCAGTATTAACAGACCATACAAAGAAAATATATCTACTACATGCACCTGATGTATACGAAGCGGGGAAATCTAGTAATTCACCAATATGTGAGGTTTGATCTGTTGAATTAATTGTTTTGTGCACATTTTTCCATGGTGATGAATTTTTATATCCACCGGCAAGATATGATACGGCAATAATTTGTCTAAATTTAAATCCAACATTTGAATTAACTTGTGATGAAACTCTAACCCAACCACTATCACCATTATCTAATCCAGTATATAGCATCAAAAAACTACCACTGGCAGCCTCTTCAAGATATAGTGAACCGGTAACAGGGTTTGCCGGTCTATTTGCCCTAGAACCCCTAGGTGGTTTAGATACACCTTGAACTCTTAAACTACCACTAATTTCTATGTTATCGTGACGCATATTTTATAAATATATTTTTTAATTTCTCCAACCACAATGCCCAGAAGATGTTCCACCGTTAACACCTGGCGCTAAACCAGATGGGTTAACAGTTCCGGTATCAGTAGCATAGATAAATTTCCAACTTGTGTTATTTTGCAAACCGTCATAGTTTCCCAACATATACTGGTGGTCTTGACCCATAGTAAAATTTTCTTCTCCACAGTTTCCGTGTGGTTTTGCGACATTACCAATATTGGTTTCATTAAACACATTCCATCTTCTCAAGTTGTATCCACCATTATAATTCCCCTCATTACCCGCATATCCTTTCCCCCATTTGGAACTAATACCTTTTTGCTGACCGCTAGCCCCCCATTGTTGGTTATTTGTGAATGTATCTGTGGCAAAAAATAGTTTATTACCACTTTCAGATCCATAACCATATCCATAATTTTCATCAGAAAATCCAGAACAACCTAGTGAACTGGTGATAGACGTTTTTAATGTTAAGTATGGCTGCATATTAGGATAATATACACTATACATTGTCTCATTGGTTAAATTAAACTTTTCAACAGTTGCAACACCACCACCAAACACCCATGCAAATTCAGTTTCTTGGAATAAAGTACCTAAATCATCTCTTGCATTTGCTAAATCCCATTTAGATTGATGAGCATATGCTGTTTCATTAACCATGTGAACACCAGTGGTCCAGGTTGAGTGTATTTGTGTTGCTGATTTCCATAATCCATCTGTATTAGTTGACCAAATAAATAATATCGATTTGCTACAAGCCCCAGAAGTATATGATGCGGGATAGTCCATTAATTCACCTAAGTGAACCGTCTGGTCTGTTGCATTTGTTGTTCTATGTACGTTTTTCCATGGTGACGAATCCTTATAACCGCCAGCCAAATATGAAAAATTAATTATTTGTCTGTATAAAAATCCAATTCTATCAGTATTTTGTGAACCGACCGGCTCCCAACCATCATCTCTATTTGATGCTGCTGTGTATGTTACAACAAAACTTCCGCTACTTGATTCTTCTAAATAAAGTGAACCTATTTCTGGGCTTGATGGTCTATTAGCTCTAGGTCCTCTAGGTATGATATATTGTCCACTAACATCTAAAGATCCACTAACAATTACATTTTCTCTTAACATACTAAAATATACCGATTTTATCCGATAATTACAACCCTACCGGTTCTGTTAGTTGTAAATGTTATCGTAACCACATTTACACTTGTTGTTACGATTGTAGATGGCCAAAACATTTCATCATTATTATCATAAACCATTACCATAACATCTTTTGTGTTAAAATTATGTGTAACAGTTACGCTACTCACAGAACTAAAAGATGCCGTTGCCTTTAATGGTACCGTATACCAAGAATTCCAAGTGGTGTCGATACCTTTTCTAAGTCTTAATTGTGGTGTACCACCACCATTTGCCGCGGTACTACCAAATGCTAATTGATATGATGCATCACCTGTACTTGC